GATGGGCCCACCAAGCTGAGTGACTTGGGTCTCTCAGTCCTGGGTCTCTAGAAAAACAAAAAGCCAATAGGCATGAGAGGATATAATAAGAAGACGGTAGGGAGGGGACTGGGGCCCCCCCGGACCTGTTACCTCCCAAGACTCTAGTACCCACCTTGCCAGCAGTTCGGGCTCCACGAATTCTCGTCGCTCTCTTCCGATGTAGGTGTCAGCCTCCCGGCCGTATCGCTTGTCACAAAAGTATTCCAGTCGCTCGTGTTGGAGCACAAATGCACGAGGATCCAGTTCTTGAGCTCCGTCCATAAAAGCGCGCTTATTGGGTGCCTGCAAGAGAGCACCCCACTTATGAGCCACTCTCTCACCGTCTCCGAAATCTGCCTCAGAGCAGTTGGAGAGAACGTCGCCGTCCTTTGCGATGTAGTTGCGTACGTCCCTTGTGTTTCTTGGTATAGTAATGTTGGGATGTTGACCGAGCACGTCGAAGTGATCGGCTCCTCTTGCCCGGTGTCGTCCGTCCCATCCAGCGTAAGCGTGAAGATGAGGTCTCCCATCGCTGTGAGACTCGAGTCCAATGTGATAGTATCGAGCACCAAGCTTGTCAACGAGGAAATCTCGTAGCTGTTCCTTTGTAAGGGTACCGGAGTTGGGATACGTGAGGAAGACATTTTTTGCGTCGAAGCGGAAGGGGGCGGACATTAATGTTACCCGCCCCCCAGCGTCAGCGTCACTCTTATATAAGCGCGCCTCAGCCGCACAAATTTTTTGATGGCGGCACAAGGTGCATATTTTCTTGCCAAATACGGTGCGCAGTCCGTCGGATACGCAGCTCCTCGCGTTCTAGGTGGCATTCCATTAACGCAAGCTGCTGCGCACAATTTAGACGTATCCAATCGTCGTTCAGCTGGTTTGCGCCAATTTAAGCGACCCAATCAAATTCTTGGGTATTACCCAAATAAGAAGCCTCGTCTTCAATTAACAGCGCCTCCTCCCCCAAAAGGAACGTCAGTCAGAATGAGACGTATTCGCGGTCGCCGTTTTAGGCGTGGGCGTCGCCCCATTCGTCGTGGTCGTAGAAAGCGGAAGCCCGCTTTTGGTCGTATTAGGACCCGACCCAACCGCATGCAGAAGCGCATGCTTTCTTTCACTGAGACCAATAAGGTCCAAGTGTTCGAACCTGATTTTCAGTTTCTTCCTACAGACGGCACGGCTGTTCAAACTCTTGTTTTCGCTCCTTTCAGCTACAATATTGCCCAAGGCGTTCAGACAAACCAGTTTATTGGCAACACTATCTATCTAGTCGGATTCCAGGTGTACATGAAGGTGTACGCTGGTACTGATGCAGCCGCTCAGGCTGTTATGGCTCGTATTCATCAGTGGCACATGACCTCGCGTCAGCAGTCTCCCGTTGGCGCCGGCGGTACTATATACAACAGTACTACCACCGCCGTAGTTCAGCCTGCCGCCGTAGCGCCTAATGAGAATATTCAAATGTTCGATGGCGCCAACCCATATGCACCACGAAATTGGGTGACCACCTTTGACGAGACTAACGTCACAGTACGTAAGTTTGTAAAGACCCGCCTTCAGACCTTTGGTCAGTCTACGGGGAAATCTTTCGCCGAAAAGAAGGTATGGTACCCAATCGGTCGTAAATGGGAAATTCAGGATACGCTTGAAGGTGCTCTTACCGCACCGTTCTTCGGTAAATGGCATACCCATTACTGGGCTATGCAAATCTTTGTGGGTGATCCCACTATGGCTGCTGCTATGGAGTCATATCAAGTAGCTCTTAGAATAACTGCTTATTGGAAGAATGTTCAGTAAAGCTTTTCCTCGATATAAATAGTAGTTACGTTAGCGTGATACCATTCCAGTTCAGTTCCGGAAAGAGTTCTGCGAGGATCCCCGGCATCGTTGCAGAGCCAAATAAGGAGCTTTCCTTTGACTCGTCGCTTCTTGCGATACTTGTCGGTGACGACATGTTGTTTCTGTCCTCCGAAAAACGCCTTCCAGTGGGGAAAGAAGGCGAAGTTGAAGTCATCCAGGATGAGGGTATCTGCGTCGTCGTCCCAGTCGTCCAAGTTGAATTGGCTGCACATGTAGATGGCAGGGCCAAGAGATCTCGCCCACTCAGTCTTCCCGAGTCGAGATGGGCCCACCAAGCTGAGTGACTTGGGTCTCTCAGTCCTGGGTCTCTAGAAAAACAAAAAGCCAATAGGCATGAGAGGATATAATAAGAAGACGGTAGGGAGGGGACTGGGGCCCCCCC